GGCGATGCGAACATAAACCATTTTTTCGAAACATAATCGTACAACCTCTGTGCAAGTTGTTCATCACCCGCAGACCACGCCTTTGCCGCACGAGCATATCCTTCTTGGGGTGATGTTTCATTTTCATTTAGATAGAAGTCTTTCAACATGCCAACAGCATAGTCAGCAAGCAGGGCATCCTTTGTTTTGTCGATTTTCACTTTCATTTGTAACTCTCTTTTTACAGCGTAAAAAAAACCACGGAATCGAAAAGATCCCTAAAATAGTATCAGGAGTGATTATAATATACTATATGTAGTGATCTGTCAATCACTTTATGATACGGTTTCGTGCTTTTTCCATTGCACGATTACCAAACCAAAACGACATAATAGCGGCAAAGATTGCCGAAGTATCATCATCCCATACAAGAGCAAGTGCCTCATCAAAGGGCACATCCATTGCCATTGCCTTGGTAAGTAGATTGATTTCTACAATTGCGAATAGAATGAAAAAACAGTATGTAATGACTGGTCGAACAGACTTCTGTAGGGCAGAAATAAAACCAGTGCCACGATTGATTGAGATATCGTGTTCAATCAACCGTTCGTGTTCTTTGTCGTTGGCTTGTTGTTCGAACATCGTCATCTCATGAGTATAACCATTCTTGATCAACTCCGCTTTCTTTTCCATCTTGGCGAGTTCGAACTTTTGATCTTGTTTCTTACCGAAATAATCTGTTATAGTGGGTATAATACTACCACCAAACCCTAACAGCGAACCTAACAGTGCGCTCATGTGTCACCTCACTTTGATTGTCTTTTCAATTTACCCGCTACTTCTATGTAATGTCTTGTGAGAGGTCTTCGTTTCTTTTTCTTACCGTGCATCCAATCCGCAGGATCATCTGCCGATGTTCCTGCAATGCCGGGTCCTGTACTGGTTACCTCTTCGTTATATTCCTTAAACGACTTCATTTTTTTAATTCTCCGAGTGTGACATAAAGATCTTTACCACTGTTTACGTGTGTAACTTTATACACATCCATTCCAAATATTTCACCAACAGGGTAACAATCTTCGTTCACCAAAAGTTTATCTTTGTTCCGTATCTCGACTTGAAGGTCGTTGTCAAGTCTTTCTTCCTTGATATAGTAAGGGCCAGGGGATAGTCTTTTATCCTCCAAAAGAAACCACTGACAATTCTCTGAAAGAAAATCGTCTATTCTTAAATCGGTTTTTTGAATAATTTTTTCGATGGTTGAATCAGACAGGTTGTACTTCTCTCGCAATAAAAAAAGTGCAGCTGCATACGATGCGATCACAGATTTACCGGCAGGGATTTTTTCTATAAGTCTCTTGATATTAAACACCAAACGATGAAATGTGGTGTATGCGGTTTTTTCTTCGGGAGTGTTAACCTTAACCGATTTGACTCTTTTGCCATTACCATCAATGATGCCTAGTTTATAGGCATCGGTTTCTTCCCACGGTGTGGTCAATAGTTTTACAAAACGAAATGAATAATATAAATCACCGGCTCTTGATGCTAATGACATTAAAGGTTCCTCAACTTTTCTATAATTTTACTGTCCATCTTTATACCAGTGTATTTATCGTTCGGTATTGCGTTTAGAAATATTAAAAAGGGTTTAAGTATTCCTATGTTTTCGTCATTCATTACCCTGAATTCTAACATTTTTAAACCAGCATCATAACCAAATACATTGAAAATAATTACCAAGTGATTCAACAGAAGATTAACAGGTGGTTCTTCGTTGTCCAGATACCGAGTTATTAATCTCTTGATGTATTTAAAACGTTTTAAATCTTCATAAAACTCTTCTGCATCAACGCATGTAGGATTATAGTAATTACGTATCGCAAACAACTCGAAGTTGTCATCGTTCAATTCGTCGAAAAGTTTCATTAAAGTTTATACGCCAACACCGCCAATATTGCAATCAAAAGAATGTTAGTAAACGCAATCTCAAATGCGAGAATTGTGTGATACCACACCCACCTTGCTTTATATATCTCTTTCGCGGTAGGCGTTGAACCTTTTTCTGTTATTATCTTATCTAACCATTTCATCATAAAAGACCTCTTTACTAGTATCTATACTTTGAAAGAATAGGTTACAACACCAACAATGGCAGATATGATCAACCATACCACACGTTCGTTCATACCAATTTTGGATTGAGATACCGCATGTGCAGTTTCAAGTGTTTGTGTTTTTGTTTTCAATTCGTCAATTGTATTGAACGCCCGTTCGAGTGAACGCCCGTTCTGAGCTAGTCTTTCTTCCATCATAGTAAGACGTACTAATGCTTCATCAAGACGATTCAGCATCTTGTCTAGTTTTTCTCTTTCGAACTCTGTCATTTCAGTTCCTTCCGAACGCTTTACCCGCTTCGCTTATACCAAAAGAACCTAATGTCACTACAACAAATGAGGTATAGATTGTGTCTGTTATTGTTAAATCTTTTCCAGTCATACCCATGACTAGATCGCATATACCGAATGCTACCATTAAGGCAAAACTTGCAAAACCTATGATGGACTTTTCATTGATATCGTTCTCATCACGGAATAATGCGCCGAAAGAAAACCGCTCGGGTGGTTTAGCCAGAGCGGTTGTTTTTTTCAATTCAGTTGTCAGTTGTTCCATCTCCCGAATCTTGTCTTCTGCTTCTTCTACTTTCAGAACAAGTTCGGTGTATTTTTCCAAGTCGACCTTTGCAGTTCCGACTTCGTCTGACATTTAGTCCTCCTGTTCGGAAGACCCCGCAAATGTTGAATAGAATTTATATACAGGTTTCTCAACTTCTACTTCAACAACGGGGGCTTCGTGTAGAGTTTGAATTACGTGTTCTTCTGCACCGTTTTCTGCGTGCCATTCAGCAATTTCTGTTGCGGAAAATTTCTTTGCTTTAATTACTTCAGTTCTTCCTTTGGGTCGATCAACCGTCCATCCTTTTTCAGTAGGATACGACTTTGATTCCTTTGCCCATTTGGGAGTCTTGATAGCCATGTTTTACTCCTTACCAGTAGTTTTTGTTACTGCACCCTTTACAGGGTTTACGATATTTTTATCACCAACTCGTTTTTCGCCAGGTCGTGTGGGTGATTGGTTCTTCACTGCACGGCCTGCTTTAGTTGCATCTTCGTGACCTTCTGCATCATCCTTCGCAACTTTAGGATTATCTGCATCATGCATGTTTGCAAACTCTTTAGCCTTGGGTGATTCTTTGTCCATAATACCTTCAGGTTTAGTTGCACCCTTGGTACGTTCTGCATAGTTCTTTTCGAGTATGGTCAATTCGTCAGCAGGCACGTCAAACTCTACTCCGTGTTCGAAGTAAACGTTGTATCCGTTTTCTGACTCTTCGATGACTTCTCCGTATCCCCACTTCTCGTGTGCAACGGATTCGTATTTACCATAGATCAGTTTGCCAGTCTTTTTATCCACTTTTCTCACACCCTTGTCCCCTTGACGCTTCTGAACGTGTGCTCGTGCCTTGTCTGCTTTCTTATCAAGACGATCCGCTTCTTTGTCAGTGCCAGGACCGTATGCAGAACTGCCGTACTCAAAACTTTTAGCCGCACTTGCCGCGGCCGCTTTACGAGCAAGTTTTGCAGAAATCTCATCAAGTTGTTCTTCAGTTAGACTGTCAAGAAACTCATCAAAAGATTCTTTCTTCATGCGTTTATCTCCACACGAAGACTCTTCCTTTTTCTTTCCGCTGTCTGCCATTGGGCAGTCAGGATCATGATTGTCAGTAGAACCATCACACTTTGAACAAGGTTTCATCTCGTCTTCTGATTCGTTCTTCATTGCCTTTTTAATGGCCTTGCGACGATTGTGCAGATATTCGTCTGACTTATCTACGTCACCATCATTGTCGATGTCTGCGTCTGCTTTGCCGACAGGATCGAGTTTTTTCTTCTCGGTCTTCTCTGCCATCTCTCTCCACAGATCAGCAATCTTTTTATAATAATCGTTGTTCATTTTTTACTCCGAAAGTTTTTAAAATCCTGATTTTGATATGATCGACACTGCGCCAGTAATAAATGCCGCAATGAAGAACCAACTGATCTTCTGCATGACCGCAACCTTTTCAACAAGAGCGGTAACGTGTGAATCTATGTTATCTATCTTGGCAGATAGTTTATTCAGACGTTCATGTTGTTCTTCTCTTCGTTCTTCCAAATCCGCAATCTTCTCTTCTACACGAGCTAATTTAATAATCGCTTCGGACATCTTGTCGATTTTATCTTCGATCCTGTCCAGCCTTTCACTTTGCGATACTCTAGCCATTTATTTGTTCTCCAATCGTCCCATGCAATAAAGATTGCTTGTTCTAGTTATTTATACTTTTTTCGAACCAACTTAATTGGCATATTGTAGTGAAAAACATTATTTTCAAAACACAATGTCCAACAGTCGTGTACCGTCTTCCTTTGTTCAAACATATTCTTTATCGTATATGGGTTTATCATACTCGTCCTACGAAACATTGTAATATGATCACCCACAAACACGGTTTTATTGTTTCTAAAATTCTTACATAATTTAGAGGCACCTAATGGTCCTATGCCTACAGTATAATCACTCTTTAACCAAAATTTAACAAAGTCGGTCATTTTACCCGCATCACCTTTTTCCCACATTTCTATGTCGTTTCGAACCCTGATTATATGTGTATAATGATCAGGTAGTTCTTTCAACATGTCCCACAATTTATAGATCTGAATAATACTTGGGTTTGGTTTATTCAGTTCCTTGTAATGTGGTTTTTCTATGTTCGCAACCGCATAATCATATGGAAATTCTTTTAATATTTTTTCACGTAACCGATCATGTTCTTCTTTATCCAGTCTTTCTATCCCAGTGATAAGGACCAGAACATTTCTTTTTGGAGATTTCGGTTGTCTAATTATCAACCTTTGCACCACCTCTCCACTGCCAACATGACCAGTAACGCGCTTTCCATTTAGGGCCAGGGTTATCACAGTTATGTCGTGCACGGAAACTTTTTCTTCGCTCCGGATCATCTCGTTTGATTTCCATATCGGGATCTCCAAACGAAACTTTCACCACATTGCCCTTGTCATTCTTTACATAAACATAGAACTTTTTACTACCACCCCGAACAGGATCATTCAGAGTAACCTTCTTACCTTGATATTCCGATTCTTCAAGTTCGAGTTGTTCATACATTGACTCGCACTTGCAATCTATTTCTTCTGATCTATGTTCATGAAATTTTTTCATATGTTTAAAACCTGTATCCAAATCCACCTTTAAACGAGATGGGTTGTTTATGATTATTTTGTTCTATCAAGAGTTGATACCAACCCCATTCAGCTGGTCTCATCTCATAGTTCTCAATCAAACGATATACTCGTTCCGATTTAAATAAATGCCTTGGATAAATGATCACATGATCTGCTAACCAAGGGAACCCTTTTACATAATGTAAATTGTTTTTTACCGACTTATCCAATGGACAGTTCGGTTTTTTTATTCTTTCTATTCGTGTTGGTAGTGGTGGTTTCTGTACATTAAAACCAAACACCGTTCCATTTTCATAACAATCTTTTATTAGTGGTTCCAAATCCACATTGTTTATTGGAACCACATCATATCTGTATTTGACGATAACATCGTAATCATCAGATATCTTTTCCATCAAATTTGCATGTCCTACAAATTGATGTATATGGTGTTGACACCACTTATAAAGTTTCAAAGGTATATCCTGAAATAAGGCTCTACCATTCCACCGTAAATCTATGTAAGGATGCCAATTGATTTCCGGATCAGGAAATACGTAATCGACATCAAAACCCTCATTAACACTTTCCCACGTCGAAAGAAAAAAATCATATGGTAATAGTTCTCGTGCGAGTTTCAAATTCTCTTCGGGCCAACACACATGTCTATTATCTACCCCACCATTTCTCGGTATACCCGAGACACATACGGCAACTTTCATTAACTCACGTAGTAGTTCAGTTCGTACTTACCACTGTCCATGCCATAGACTTGCATCTGAAGTCTTTGCTTGACAGTCTTACCACCCTTGGTCAGTTCAATATTGTATGAGTTAGTCTTGCCTTTCGATGGCTTACGAGGACCAGATGCGACTTTACGAAACCATTCATCGTCGTCGATTTCGTAGCCTTTCTTTTCTACTTCTTTTTTTGCGTACTGCACAGCAGTAGAAAAGTCTTTGTGATAGACTTCGTAGTTTGCACCACTCTTTCTCGCTTCACCAAGTTCAACAGACTCTTTCATGCTTGAAGCCATCTTGACAATATCATCTATAGAACCAAGTGTATGTTGTCCTTTTTTACCTTTAATATTAACTACCCAATCATCGTAGTCTAAAGAGAAATCACCGATTGTTTTTCCACCTTTTTTGATTGTGTGCACACCACTCTTACCACGAATGAGTTCCACACTACCTGACTTGATAGATGATTTACCAGACTGCCATTGTTTAGCAAGTGCAGATTCACCAAGTTCAACCGACTCGTTTACTTCTAGGTCATTCTTATTGAACATCGCAGTTTTACCATCAGCAAACTTGACACGAATAGAACTGCCACCCATACCATTGGGAAGAACAACACCAGACTTACCAAGTCGTGATCGGTCTACGACTTTCTTCGCATCGTCCTTGACACGTACTCGATCACCGACTTCAATCTTTGCTTCACCAAGTTCGACAGATTCTTTTGTGTTACCCTTGACCGTATAATCACCAGTAGTGATAAGTTTGGGATCAATTCCAACTTTCTTTGCCGCTCGTGTTACCGCTTCTTTTCCAGAACGAGCAGTGACCATAGTAGGTCTTCCATCAGAATTTACACCACCGAACTTACCCTTTCGGATCGTAACCATGAAGGTTGATTCTTGAAGTGATTCTTTTAGTTCGAAAAATGTTTTCACTTGTCCATCCCCGCTGTTTTCTTCTGTGCACTCTTGGCAAGATTCTTTGCCACGTTCTTGTCTTTGACTGTGTTACCATAACGGTCTTTACGCATCTTCTGAGCTTTTCTCCAACCTGAATCTTTTTTCCACGAATCGGCTTCATCAACGGGTTCTTTCTTGGTAGGAAGATCTTTGTGTTTAGTCTTTGCGAAGTCTTCCACGTCTTTTTTGGACATGGACTTTGCCGCCTTGGTGACTTCGGGAGATGCGTCATCCATCTCACCCTTTTGTTTAGCACGAACCATACCCATGAACTTCTGTTGAGCTTTAGATACCGCTTTCTCTTCGAGATCCGTATCTTCTTTCTTATATCCCTTTGCTTTCTCAACACCCTTCGAAGGAACGCAGTTAGGAACTTCCTTACCGTTCTTTTTCTTCATTCCTACTTGTGTGTAACCGTCCCAACAAGGATCGTCTTTACTTTTCTTTTCTCTTAACTTTGAAAATGATGTCATTGTAACCTCTAATTCTTATCGGTTGGTTTGGGATTGTTTTTTCTTCGTACACGAGTAAGTCTAGCACGATCAAGGATTCGATCAAACTTTTGTTTGTCTCGTTCTTTTTCTTGACGAATTCTTTCTTTGGCATTCGCAACAGCATCTTCGTATTGTACTACAGGGCTCGTTGTCTTGAAACCCTTCTTGCGCATAATTGTTTTATTGACAACTTCGAACTCACCGTTCTTCCAGTTGACCACGACAGGTAGGTTCAGATCAGACTGAATATCTTTCAGTACAGCCTCTGCGTTTCCGTGTTTCTTGATACGCTTACCTTTGTTATCAGCGATCTTTTTGAACAGTTTCTGAAGTTCAGCAACGGTAATAGCAGGCTTGTTACGAGAGTCGTTCATACGATCTTTGAAATGTTTGGTGAACTCAATGTCAATATCGAACTTGTTGAGTAGTCGATCAGCAAACTTCTCAAGATCATTGAGTTGTTGTTGAGTCACTTCCTCTTTAACAGTGGCTTTCTCTTGACCTGCAATGTTTTTCTTTGCTTTCTTGGTTGCTTCGGGAGTTCCCCACTCGGGTTGGTCTTTGTACCACTGATCGGTACCTTCTTTCTGCATCTTCTGAACCAGATCACGAAGTGCTCGAACATCAACATCAGCAATCTGTGCGGCTTTCCACACACGACTGTTGAGACTGTCTTTCGGTTTTTCTTTGGTGATACGTTGATATTGTTGTAACGCATACTTCCAACGTTTACGCCCCGATGGGCTGATCTTATCAAGAAAGTTATCGAGTCCCGGCATCAAATCATGAAACACCGATGATCCACCAAAACCCTTTTCGATCAATTCAACGTTGTCTATCCACTGACGAGATATGCGGCCTTCATCAAGAGCAACAATAACGTAATTAGTACCAAGTCTGTGGATATATCCGGTTTTGCCAGAAGATTTAATAACCACCTCGTCACCTTCATTGAACAATTCTCCCGAGACATATTGTTCTCTTGTCTCTGATACAGGTTCCAGTTCAATGTGATTCTTGAACTGTTTGGTTTCTTTTAGACCCATACCCGCACGAACGTCATTGAACAAACGTTTCGCATCTTTGTTTGACATAGATGAAGGAACACCCTGTGCGAATGTTGTGAAATCATTCTTGGATGCATTCTCACGTTGTTTAGAGGCGGACATTCCTTCTACGCCTTCTGCATCAGGATCTCGGTCACCCGCAGACACAACGTTGATCTTTTCGAAGTTGTAGAAACCGTGGCGACCTTTCACACCGTTATATTTGTTTAACAAGGTGTTGAACTCGGTGATCCTATCTGCACCCACAACCATAGTGATTCGGTTGAAACCCTGATCATGTAATGACGTTGCAATCTCGAATACGTTTCGAAGTTTTTTATCCATCATAATATTACGAGCGTGTTTTGGAAACATCTTTCGAGTATGTTTCACCTTCTGTTCATACGTCAACGGATTCTTTTTAGGATCTTGTGATTGGGACAGGTAAATTTTATATGGGTTTTTACCTGCCTTGGTAGACATCACATTCATCAGTTTGCCATGACCAATCGTCGGAGGATTCATACGTCCGAACGTGAAGAACACCTCACGAGTTTCTTCAACAAGGTACTGTTTAAATGATGGTACCTGCATTTTAACCACTCTTCTGCATTTTTCTAGAACGGTCTAGTTTTCTAACGTCTGGTATTTTCTTACGAGACATCTGACCAATACGTGTCTGCATTCTAGATAGACGTTTTTCAATTGACTTGCGACGAGCAGGCGAAACATCGGTACGTGCTTTACCCTTGGTCAGTTTCTTAAACAGTTGGTTACGTACTTGTTTGGTAGCACGTTTTTTAAGAGTGTCGATCTGTGCAGTTTTTCTTTCGGAACGTTTACGTGCCAATTTAAGACGAGCCTTTCGTCTCTTGGCCGCACGTCCAAGTGCACGTCTACCCGCAATGGTGAGTCCGTCTTCTTCGAGTGATTCTCCTATTCGTCCACGTTTACGTTTCATGGACGCATACGATATTTCATCCGGCATGCCGGGTGTATAGTCGACCGTTAAAAAGTCTTTGAATGTGAGTGGGTTTGCCACTTTCTTATCTCCTACTAGGTTTCTGCCATCCCTTCAAAATATCGGGTGAAAAGTTGTTGTATGAAAACTCCATACGGTCAACCAATTTCACTGCGTCACCACCAAGCGTGTCAATTGCTACATAACCTTCTTGACCAGTAACCTTGTATCCTTTCGAAGTTTTAACAAAAGTTTCAAGATTACCAATCTGATTAAGTTTATTTATAAGTTTCATTTTCGCAACTACAATTAATTTTTGTAGTTCGAACATTTTTATTAGGTTTGCTTTGTTTTTGTTCGAGAAGAAGGAGAGGACTTCGTCGCGCTTTGCTTTCTGGGCGCTCTTGCCTTTCTCGGTTTTGCGGGAGTCGATTTCTTTCTGGTACTTGTCGTTGATGTACCGGATGAGTTTTTCGGTGTGCGCTTTGGTGTTGCCGATGACTTCCCCTTTGCGGACGTAGGTGTTGTTGAAGGTTTCGATGGTTCCTGCGAGGGTTGGATTTCCTTCAAGGGTTCGTAGGGTAGATCCAGCGATTTGATTAAATAGTTTACCAATTTCTGAAAGAATTTCATTCACTTGCTCCGTTTCACTTTTTGTTAATGTAGCATTACGTACATCACGTAACATGGCGTCTTGCGACCACACGTTCTTTGATTTCTTTAATCGATTAACGTTCACTCCATATGATGCTTTCATCGTTTCGAATGAACTACCAGTATATGTAGTATGCCATACAATACCGATTTTTGCAGACATCACTTCTGACGCCTGTTCAACAGGAACTGCATACACGATGGTGTTGGGATGAAACGTAACGTAAGTTTTACCTTCAATCTTCTTACGCTTGAGATCACCACGTCCAAACAGAAAGTCTCCTTGTATCACACCCTTGATACCAAGTTCGGGTAGATACTTCAGAGCGTCTTTGAGTTTCACTGCCAGATCACCAGACGTGTCTTCGTCGATCTCTGCGTCTGTTTTGTAGACCTTGGGGTTCTTGTTGAAGATACCTTTCTTCGCTACAAAGAACTTACCGTCTCTTGGATCTGTCCCAGCGAAGATTGCAGGTGCACCGTCCCACTTGACAGACACACCCGCTTCCTTCTTACCCGATAACATGTCACGTAGATCACGCAGAGCAAAGATCGCTTGACGAGTGCCATTGACACCACCATAGAGGACCTTATCCTCAATGTGCGTCATGTGAGTATTCTTTTGCTCTGTAATGTAATCTAAAAAGTTTTCCATATTACTGTTTCACCAAAATACCTTCTGCGAAAATCGAACCAAATGTCGATCCAGAGAGAGATCTCAACTGTAATTCAATATCAGTTTTCTCATCATACTTGAACGGTGCTTGTCTCATAATGTTCATGTTTTCAAAAAATGTGGTATCGGCAACTCGTAATTCTCTGCCGTTGGGTGATCTTAAAAAGTTTCTAAATCTTGCCGCTTTACCGCCGTTCGCATCAGTACAGAATGCGTCAATACGAGTCAGGAAGAAACAGTATCCTGCTGGTACAGTATAAACTGCTTTTTGATCTCTGCCGTTGCCAATATCTATCTGCGAATAAACATTCGCACCCACACTCAACGTAATTGTGCCGACGGCATTTCCTTCAGTACACACCATATCATTGATACGAAAATAGTCGTTGTTTGTAATTATAGGCGTTGTTCCTGTCAGAGTTCGTACTTCGCTGATAGGATTGTAATCTGCGTCAAGTCCAGATATAAGAACACTAACCGCAGTGTCTGAAGTACTTGTGCTCACGAGTGACATTGTAGAAGCCGACGATGGAAACTCATAGTTACTTGCAAGTTCCCAAGGTGTTCTAAACTCTGTAGTTACGATATCTTGATCACCCGCAGTTGTTCCGAAGATGTTGCGAACTGAATAACCCTCTACCGTACCATTCGCAATTGGTATGTTTGACGAAGAACCAAACGTGTTGATTAGATTACCGTCTTTATCTGCTAACATTACGACTTCATAAAGATCATCGTTGTTCAGTTGTAATGTTTTTCTTCCTGTACTAAACTGTGCCATTTTATTATACCTTTAGTATAGTTTGACGAAGTAACTTGATTGATCAACATCACTTTGTGCATACCGAAACATCTTCGTAGTGAACTCGTCTCGTTTTAATTTGTTGCCTGAATAAAGAACATCAATGAATTCTAAACATATCATTTTACTGTTCTTAAATTTGTAATCCGAATTGTCAAGTCTCACCATAAACTCTTCTTTTTTCATCAAGGGTTTATTGGGTGATGAGTTTGAGTTGTGTTTCTCATATAATTCATACATTCTTTCTTGGAATTTTTTGTTGGATTCGTTCTGTTTTATCCAACCCAAGAGTCCCGCTTCGGTGTCGTAATCTCTGTATATTCCTTTACCAAATACTTGTTTGCAATAGAAATGTATATTACCCCCACCGATTTTACCACCCGCAGCAGAACCACCTTTAATCTCACCTTGCCATGACGTATCACTACCAAACGTTCGGAACTGTACATCACCTTGATCAGTGTTTATATAAATGTCTTGTGATGAAAAAAAGTCACCCGTTTTACCAAAGGTGAATTTATTGTACTTGTACGACTTCCTTTTCTCTTGCAGTTTGGGTGAATTGAATTCAGTTATTCTTGCTTCTGTGGCGGTTGCAGCAATCTTTTTCAACGATATACCTAATAGTTCACCACTCTCTGCGAGTTGATATACACGTGCGTTTAGTTCACCCCAATTAGAAACGTACTCCCACAAGGGTTTTTCACTGGGTTTAAAAGTGGATGCCCATATATCGCCGGGGTTCCATTTATCATTACTGAAACTTCCTGGCGCTTGTGGTGTCTTACTCTGTTTGTCTATCTTGTGACATGCCGCTTTAGCTGCATAGACGTTATTCATAAACCTCGAATCCCGATGAAAATACACAGGTGGTTTCATCTTGGTACCAAAACTCTTGTATAAACGATTCGCAGTCTTAATGTATACTTCCGCATCCCAAGGGGAATTCTTTAAACAGTCTCGTAACGTTTCGGATGCATTGACGTACTTTTCACCTTTTTTCAAATCCTGATCCGAAACCGATGTACACGTTCCCCTTTTTATATTGAAAACATATGAACAATAATAACACTGTAACGATTCGGTAATTTTAGTGTCTTCTGCACCACCACCAGATCCCGCACCACCACCGAAGTCAGCATCCTTGAATATCCTACTGAATCGTATTTCCTTTATCGCTTTTTTATTTTGTCCTACGTAATACGACAGAATTTTTTTCTTTCTATCGTAAAGAACACCTCTTGCGTATATTCCGTTTTTGTTGGTACCAATTACAAAGGGTCTTTCGTCTTTTATCTTCAACTCAAAAATGTCATCACGAGACGAACCCGCATACGGGCCCGCACTCGCTGGTTTAGAGAAATCTTTAAGTTGAAGAGCCGCCATTTAGTTCCACTCAACACCTTTTGGTACGTAGGATGCGATCTTACGTTTGATATCGTCTTCGAGATCTTTCACACTTACAGGTGCCTTGCCCTTACGTTTCACATAGAAATAGTTTGCGTCCTTGACGTATGAACCGCCTTTACCGGACTTCGCAAGGTCAGCATCTACACCCACCTTATTGAATGCAAATACAATATCACCGTCCATATATCTCTGTAACGATTTACCCATGTTGATGATATCTCCCATTGTGTTTGCAGCACCACGGTGAGTGTTAACAAGGATCTCGGTAGGTACGGTACGAGAACGAGATAGATTCTGTTTCTTCGCAACTTCGATATCATTGACTACCCACACGATGTGAATGTTCTTCTTATCATATCCCAATTGAGATGCTTGTCGTGTAATGTTTTGAAGTTTCTGAAGATCTTTGAGAGTGACATCGAAGATGATGTTAGGTTTGCGATCAGGAGCGGCAGTCATGATGCCAGTGTATAATGACTTATTGACACGAGAATCCAATTTCAAAAAATCACCAATGATGCCATGAAGTTTGGATACGTTCTCGGGGTCTTTGAGATTGTTTGCGAGGTCTGCGAGATCAACACCCATCTGATCTTTGACTCGTTTCTGAATCGCAGGCGTCTTTGCGGCAAGAGTTTTGAGTGCGTCAACGTCGAGTACTTTACCTTCAACACCAACAAGGTTACTCAATACAAATCCTTTACCGGAACCTGCACCACCCGCCATGATGACGATGTTACCGAATTTGGGATAAGCTTGACCGCCGAACGTAATGAGTTTTTCAATTAGTTCTTCGGCGGTCTCAAAGAGTTCCTGTTCTTCTGATAGGTAAGATTGAAATGACTGCATTAATATTCTCCAACTTAAAGATTAATACAGTTATTTATATGATTACGAAATACAGTATCCTAGCCAAACAGTTTACCGATTAGTAATTTTAAAGCAACCGTAGTGAATAACCTCGGATATCTAAACTCATAACCCAATAAACCCATTTGAATTTTACTTGTCCATTTGCGTTGCCAGTTGTCTATGTAACCATGACCACGCAACCAAAGGACCAGATGAGGTCCACCATCAGGTGAATACGTTCTCCACATCAGTGCTTGGAAGGTCAATAATTTAAACCAGAATTTAAATAACGATTTATCACACGCTAGGTATAATGCTGTGGTAGCATAATCATCACAATCTCCCTGTGGATCTTCCAAGGGGAGAATGCGATAACTGTCCAAGTCTTTATCCGATTTGTATTTGAAATTTTTTGCGAGTAATTCTAGATCGTGGTTCATTAGTCCCTCGTTGCGAAGATTTGCCTCTCGATGACATTATTTATATACATCGACGCACAAGGCAAACCTTCTATATTTTCTCCCATCTCAACGAGGTACATACGACGACCTTGAGTTTTTAACATCTCGGTTTCTGCGACTTCAATGGCACGTTCTTTGACATACTGGTACAATCCACGAACGTCTGAATCACCTGTCACTTTCAATCGAACAGACGAACCGATATCACCGTCACACAAAGTCAAGTCAATAATCTCAATCATTACAAATCTCCAAACCAAGTCATAAATTCATTCACTGCGAAATCATGTCCCGCAAATTCACACACTACTTTGAAAGCCTGCATAGAGTCAAGCAAAAGTTTAGCCTCGTCACGAAACGTTTCGTAGAACTTTGGATCGTGTTCTTTGATACTGATACTGTTGTGCCACAAGTCCATCACCTTAATGAATCGTGCGGCCGCAGGGGCTTCTCGTAATCGGTCACGGTCAATCTGCTTTCGTTTTGCACGATTACCAACATACTCTGGTGGTTTGGTCAGATACCAAACGTAACACGCAATCTCTGGTCCAAACGTCTTTGCAATCTTTTCTATCTTGACAGGTGTGTCTTCGACAACGTCATGCAGAAGAGCGGCACAGATTGTCTCAACGTCCTTAATATGTTCTGCAACCATTTCTGCAACAGCGATGGGGTGAGTGATGTACAACTCACCAGTGTACTTTCGAGTTTGTTCACCGTGGTGCGTTCGTGCAAATTCACGAGCGAGCATTATTTTTGGATGTTCCCAATCAATCATACGTTATACATTCCGTAGTAAGTGTTTCCGAAGATTCGATACGCTTCTTTTTCTTTCACGAGGTAGACTTCTCGCAGACGACCAGAAGAACCAACCTTCACTTTCGTGTCGTAGTCAACAACACCGTCTTTTAACATCATTCGAAGAATCAGGTCATACTTCAGACCGATATTGCTTTGTAGTAGATCAGAGACTGTGTAGGTTTTGTTGTCTAACTTGATCTCTTTATTGATAGGTGACTCTTCACCGAGAACACATTCTGGTTGCAGGTTTCGTAAATCCAAACCCATCCACAATGAACGTTCGCCAGTAACACCAGTAGTAGCTTGTGCAGTAAATCCCATAACTAATATCCTCTCTCAAAACACAAAGTAATTATATCAAAGCTGGCGCAGATGTCAAGCACTTTTTGCAAAATAAATTCGATTTAATTCGCAGTCAGGGTCGATGTCGTATCGTTCCGTCTTGGCATTGTACGTCGTGTTCAGGTATTGAAAACCAGCGTAACGATTCACTTCCATCAACATGATCTCGGCGGCAGAACAGATGCCGATCTTCGCATCCTGCGGAACATCTGGATTGCCCAGAATCAGATTGAATTTGTTTAACATCGCTTCGACACTGACAGTTTTTCTCTTGCTCATTAGCCTACATCCTTTTCAAAAATTTCTGCTTCAACACCATGCTTTCTTTTGATATCTTCAGCAAACGACACTGCTGAATGATAATGGTTGAAACAGTACTCATAATCTTGGTCACCGTAGGTGAAGTAAACATAGGTCACACTCATTACGCAGCTCCTTTCATGTTTCGTTCCAGAACAACACTCAACACATACTTCGCTCGGTTCATGTACTGTCGAGACAGATTGGTGTGTCCCAGTGACATCGCTTCTTGAGCGTCAGACAGAATGCTCATTGAAAGCATTTCGAGCGGACCAATGTAGTCCGCAATCATTCGGTCTAGTTCCTGATAAGAACAATCGAACATAGAAACTTGGTTATCAATAGAAATCATTACACATTCTCCGCAATCAAATAAACACCAACAGCACTAGGAAGATCATATTCCGCATACTCGTTACAGAGCAGACGAAACTTGGCGATGTATTCACGAGCACCGTTCTCGAATCGAACCCAAACACCTTCGGGCTGGTCAGCATAGACAACACCTTCGTTCTCGGGAT